TCATCTTCGAGCCAGCTGGAGAACAGCGGCTCGCAGAGGTGCTCGATGAGGTAGCGTTGCAGGGATTTCCAAACCTCGCGCTCTTCGAGCAGGCCGGCACGGATGCTGGAATAGTTCACGCCCTCGAGGTCGCTTGATAGAGTGTTGTACGAAATGCCCAGCGAGGTGGCCACACCGCGCAGCATGGATTTTACGAAGTCACCATAACCGGCGTTAGGGTGGTCGCTGTCCCAGGATTTGAACTCCACGCCGGCGGGCAGTTCTTCGATGGTGCCGGGGCTGGCATCCATCGAAAGGTTGCCATCGCCGTCCACCTCGCCGTCCCAGCCGTCCGGAGTCTTCTTGGTGAAGAAGCCCATCTTGGCGGCACCGGTGCGGGCGGCGACCAGCTCGGCTTCGGCGTAACCGTTGAGCATTTTGAGCGCCTTCATCGAGGCAATCAGCCACGGATAACCGCGGGTCTGATCGACGCGGTCGGAGATGAAAAGATGAATGATTTGCGCGGCGGGGATGCGGGTGGTTTTCCGCATCGGCGTCTGGAAATCGCTGTCGCCTGGGTGGCGGCCGAGCATCCAATAAGCGACGACGGCGCGGTCGGCGTCCATCTCGACGCCGAAGCGGACGACGTTGCCATTGGAGTGGACGAAGTGGGAATCGATATCAATGAGGTCGGCTTCCAGCAGTTGGAGCTTGAGGCCGTCCTTGGTGGACACTTTGCGGAGCACTACCTCGCCGTCGCGGGCCATGGTGCGGACGACCAGTTTCTGCACATCGCGCCAGGTATAGCGACCGCACAGCGTGCACTTGCCTTTGCGGCCCCACTGATACCAGGCGGTCTCGATCCGGTCGTTGGCGATCTCATCCATGCGTCCATCAGCTTCCTTGACGCGGAGTTGCAGGGCGATCCCGGCCTCGCCGATGACGTTGTTTTCCAGGGCACGGAGGAAGCCGCGAGTCCATTGGTCGTTGCGCTCGAGTTCGCGGGCGCGGTCGCGGATCGCTCCGAGGCATCCGCGCATCGCGGCGTCGGCACTGAGTGGGGCGGTGATCCAGTCGGCGGATAACCGGCCAGCGGAGGCGGCGGAGAAACTGCGGGCGGCTTTGGGCGCGGAACGCCGGAAGAAGTTTCGGACGGCGGTCAGCATTGTGGGAAGTTGATTTTGATGGTGCGGCGCTTGGTGCCGTAGATCGCGCTTTCGAGGGCTTTCTCCTCGAAGCGGTATTTGTCGCGCATGGCGTCGAGTTTCGCGATGTCGGCGAGCGAGTAGGTTTGATCGCCGAAGGAAACGCTCTGGTTGGTCTTGCCTGCCAGTTTGAGGATCGACGCATCCAGCGCGGCGATGAGGGCTTGCACGGATACCAGGCGGGCTTCGTTGGTCACGCCGTCGCCACGTTGTCAAACTCACCAGGCATTCACCCAGCCGCTGCTCTTGCGCGGGGGCTTCTTGGCTTTGTCTTTCGGCGCGGCCTCGGCCGGCGCGGCATCGATGGCGACAAACGAGGCGGCGAGTTTTTTCCAGTTGATGTTGAGGAGTTGCAATGCGCCGAGGGCATAGACCCGGCAGTCGAGCGCTTCGTTGCGGGCCTTGCTGGCGTTCTCGAATTTCGAGAATGGCACGCCGTCCTTGTAGCGGGTCACCTTGGTCTCGGCCGTCAACTGGCGGAACCAGGTCTCGTCACGGTCGGAGGGAAAATGCATGTAGCCGGGACCGAGGTCGGCAGTCTGGAGGCGGGAGTAAATGGTGTCCTTCGCGGTGTCGGTGCCGACGCTGAACAGCGCAGCACGGACCACGCCTTGGCGGGTCGGCCGGGAAATGAGCGGGACGGCCGGACCACCCCGGCCTTTGCAGGCGTAGATTTTCCGGCGCTCGCGCTTCTTGGTGAATTGATAGACGGCCTTGGCTTTGTGGCCGGAGTCCATGAAGGCACACATCACCGGCAGGTCGTTGCCGCAGGGGTGGGTCCATTTCCGCTGCAGCTGCTCGTCGACGGCGGCTTGCACCTCGGGCCGGTTGAAGTCGCCCATGATCACGACGTAATCGAGCGACCAGCTTTCCTCGTCGGCACCCCAGGCGACGAACTCCATCTCGATGCGGTCGCCCTGGATGTCGGCGCCCACGGTGACGACGAAGCCGCCGGCCGGGCATTCGCCCCAGTTCTCGCGGCGTTGGAGCAGTGGCTCCCAGGCGAGGCTTTCGCCATCCTCTTCCCAGGTCTCGGCGAGGAAGGTGTTCACCCAGGTCCGCAGCACCTCCTTGCCCTTGCGCTTGGCGGATAGGTGGTCGGCCATCATCTGATGAAGGCGGGATTTGTAGCCCCGCTTGTGCCGGAACAGGGACGCGATCCCGTTGAGGTGGTAGCCGCGCAGCGTCCGCTCCGGAAACTCCGCTCGCCACTCGCCCTTGCGGACCATCATCCGGCGCTCTTCGTCGGTGAGCTTCTCGTTGCACCGCTCGCATTCATACCAGGTGTCAGACCCGTCATCGGCCTCACAGGCGACTTGCGACCATTTCAAAATCTGATAACCACCACACCGCGGGCATGGGCACCACAGCCGCCGTTGGTCGCTCTCCTCGAAGCGGGCTTCGATCCGGGACAACCCTTTGACGGTCGGGGTGGCAGCCTCAACGACAACCGGATTCCAGAAGGTTTCCGTCCGCCGGATTGCCAGGGATGCCGGGTCGCCCTCGTTGCCGGCCGATGGCGGGAAGCGGTCCTCCTCATCGAGCAGGACGACCCGGCGCGGGCGGCCGGCCAATCCGCTCGGAGCGTTCGCGCCGGCCATCGCGATATTGCCGCCGGGGTAGGTTTTATGCAGCAGGGTGTTGCCGGAGTCCCGGCTCCGGACATCGGCGACCAACCCTTGCAGCACCGGCGTGTCGCGGATCATCGGGGCCAGCCGCTCCTTGCTCCACGACTCCGCCAGGTCAATCGTCGGTTGCACCATCAGGATGGGCGCTGGCTCGATGTGGATGAAGTAGCCGACGATGTTGTTGATCACCTCGGTCTTGGAAAGCTGGCTCGCGACCATCAGCACGGTGCCGGTGGCGGTCGGATCATTCACCGAGTCCATCCACTCGGCCGCGTAGGGTGTCAGGTCGGTCGAGTATTTCCCCGGGTTCGCACACGACTCCGGCGACAGGTATCGGTATTCGTTCGCCCACTCGCTCACCGTCATCCGGGGCGGCGGCGTGAAGATCCCGAACCAATGCGCGGCGATGTCAGCGAGCGCCACGTTCATCCTTCGCGGCTCCAGTCAAGTTTACCGAGGTCCATCACCTCGGTCAGGCACTTGTCTTTTTCCTCGTCCGTGAGCGGCATGTTCAAGATCCGGTTCCGCAGTGCCACCATCACCTTCTCGCCGAGCTTCTTCACGCTCGCGATCTCGACCAGCTCACCGCGGCTCCTGGCATTCGCCAGCGCCAGCCGGTCGGCCTCCTCCTTCGTCTTCCGAAACTTCTCCGCTTCATGGTCGCCGCCGAGCAGCACCTTCACCAGATCCCGCACCCGGTAAAGTTCCGCCCCCGTCGCCCGGCCGGTCGCCTTGCCGCTCGGCTTGACCTCCGAAGCGGCCACTTTCCGGGCGAATTCCTTCCGGTCTCCACCGCATTCCCGGCACCATTGCGCGACAGTCCACTGCTCCATATCCGCTCCAACCCAAGTCAAGACCTCCGGGGGAAAACGAAATGGGCTGGCGCTAGGAAAATGCGGCGAGACAGACGACCGCATGCTCGACCCTCCCGGGAGGACCCGCGATGATCCATGGGTCAGGGCGGTGGGGGGTCCGGGGGTCATGTTCGGGACTTTTTGCCGTGGTGGAGATTTTCGGGGTCTCTCTGGTTGTTCCTTTTTTTCTTCGTGCGAAAAGGTAAAAACATAATACCCGGACCCCCCGATGTATTCGCTTTGTGACGACATGAGGCCGGAATCCCCCATGGATGACCCCACAAAAAAGCCAACGCCCGTTTGAATGAGCGTTGGCGATGGGGGGGGGATCGTCGCTGCTCAGCGCGAGACGTAGTAGCGCATTGCCCGGTTGCCTCCTGGTTGGCGGTCGGATTGGGCGATGTATTCGCTGCCGGTGCGGGCCAACTTGGCGAGGGCCGAGCCGCAAGCACCGTGCCAGGAGAACAATGTCCGGGCTTGGTCGCGCACCGGGCTTTGATGGTCGAGCAAGCGCGCTTCAATCTCGGATGAGGTGAAGTCGCGGGGCAGGTCGTGCCAGATCCCATGTTGGGTGAGCGCGGCCTCGAGCAGTGACTCGAGGCGTTTGGCCGGGGAGTGGGCCTCGACCGCCTCGGCGAGTTCGGGGTCCCGCCATGCCTTTACGCCCGAGCGGCTGTCCTTGAGTTCGGGTGGGGTTTGCCAGGTCATGAGCTGGTGGGCGAATGCCGGCAGTTCGGCGCGGATCCGGTGTTGCAGCTCGAGCTTGCCCTCTGGCGTCGAGGTGTCGACGGGCAGCTTGACCCCGACGACATGCAGCAGGGCCACCTTGTCGGCGAGATCGGCATCGAGCGGGGGGATGATTTGGAGGCTTTCGGGGGTGTCGTTGCAGCAGACCAGCACGCACCACACCGGCCGCACCGTGACCGATGAGGAGTTGCGTTTGCGGAGTTGGACGGCGTGCGGGTAGATCGCCTCTTTGAAGGATGCACCGAAATTCCGGCGCGAGCGAATATCGGTTGAGCCGATGCAGTCATCGACGAGCAGCAGTTCGCTGCCCACCAGGTCGTCGTTCCAGAGGATGCCGCCTGACCATGCGGCGTAGGGGTTCGCGGTGCGACCGCCGAGCACCTGGGCGATCAACCAGGCGAGCAGCGACTTGCCGCTGTTGACCTCGCCGGCCAGCACCATCATGGGGGATGCGACGTGGGTGTTGGCTTTGACGCATTGGTAACGGCCGGCCAGCCACGACATGAAAACGAGCAAGGCGGTGTCGTCGTCGAAGGCACCGGAGACGATCTCGGTGATCAGGGCCGCGTCGCCCTCGACCGGCAGTGGTGGGTTGGCCTCGGAGGTGATCAGGATCGGCATGCCGTTGGCGTCGGTCGCCAGTCCCTGCTTGTGGCCGGCGATGGTGCCGGTCCATTGCACGGCACCGTCTAACTCGCGGGCGGAAATGGCATCCACCGCGGCGGATTGCACCTCGGAGGGTTTGCGGAAATTCGGCGCAAAGTGGCGGATCAGCCCGGTCACCACCGGACTTTTGCGGCCGTGAACGAAGAACGACCGCCCCACCTTGACCAGGAATTTGCCATTCGGCGCATCGTAGAAGATATCCTCGGGGCGGAACGATTGCAGCGTCTCGGTGGTGCCCGCCGTTTTCGGCTGGGTGAGGTTGGCGATTTTCTGACCGATGGTCTGCTCCTTTTTAATCTCGCGCAGCCGCTTGTCGGGTTTCCATCCGGCATCCTCGGCGAAATGCCAGACGGTGCCGATGGTGTGGTCGTGGGTTTTCTTGGAAAACTTGTCGGCATATTCGCCGGGCTTTTCCTCCGGCCAGCGGGCGGACAGCACCGCGGTGGCGGCCTCGCCGAAATGGTTCCAGGCACCGGAGCAGATGTGGAGCCAGTCGTCGTAGCCGGGGCGCTCGATCCCCTTGATCATGGCGGCGAGGTCTTCGAGCGTGAGGTCGTGGCGCTCGAGGTTGTTCCCCCGGATCACGATCCCGCCGGTGGGCGAAAGGTGGTGGGAGACTGGGCGTGGCCCGGCGGGTGCGGAGGCTTCACGGGCTTCCTCCTCCTCATCCTCGAACTCCTCCACCACCTCGAGCGCCACCGGCTCGAACATCGCGCTGGTATCCATCCGTAGCCAGGCTTGCGGATCGTGCGACACAAAGCACAGCCGCACCGGGTCCTTGCATGACGGATCGATTTTGAGATTGAGCGTCTTGAAATGCGCCTCGGCGGCGAGGAATGCCGCCTTGTGAGTGGCGGGGTCCGGCGGGATCCGCGCTACCCCCTTGATCCCCTGCCCCGATGGAGTGATGAACACCGCCACCATCCGCGCATCCGCCTGGAGGATTTCCCGCATCTCCTCGAGCGACCAGCCGATGTTGTCCTTGGCGTCCAGGTCGATCTGCAGCAGCCCCGAATGTTGGAAGCGCCCTTCGGCCACCGCTGCCTTGCGCCGGCCGCTGATGCAGCCGGAGAGCGACACCGCCGGCAGTGTCTTCTTGAGCGTGTCGGCCTCCGCTTTCATGCCGGCGGCGAGCAACTCGCGCACCTGTTCCACCTTCTCGGCGAAGGTGGCGTTGCGGATCGCGTCGATCAGATCGCCGAGGGTGGTTTCGTTGCTCGGCTTCCACGCTTCCGCGTTGGTATAGTAATCGAGGGTCGGGCCATGGTCGGCCGGTTTGCGTGGGACGTGAGCGAAGCGCTCTTTGAGGGGTTGCATTAGGTGGGTGGATTGGTTCGGAAGATATCGTTGGCGGGGTTGCGGTCCCAGCGGGAGACGCGGCGGTGAAATCGCCGGAAGCGTTTGTATTCGGCGCGCGTCAGGCGGTCTTCACCAAAAAGCAGCCTCGCAAATACGAAACCGCCGGTGGCCATCGACCAGCCGGTCGTGTCGCGGTAGTGTCGATTATCGAACACCCGCCGCGGCCATGCCGTAAGTTGCTTGCGCCAGTAGGCAACCAAGGTCGGCCGCTCACGAAAGTCTTCGGTGAAAAGTTCAAGCTGCATGGTCAGTCGGGGTCATATCAGGCGGTGGGAGCGTGTTCGGCATTGGTTGGGGGTTGCTGGGTGATATTTGCTTGAAATGCTTTCGATTTAGCGAGTTGCGCGGGTTGGCAGGCGGGCGATATTGTGTTTTCGGGGCACTACGAACAACTGCTGTTCACTTCACAAAAATCTTTTGATGATTGGCAGGGTGAACCCAATGCAGATTGAACGCCACCATTCCAAGTTGCCTGGGCATTTCGCCAGCCACAGAATCGCCATAATGCAGGCAATCACAGCGGATGCATTAAGCAGAAAGTGAACAAGTCGAGACACGCGACCCCCACTCGTCTGTTGTTTGTTAGCGTCGGATTCCTCCGTTGGAGCTGGTTTGTTGGTTTTCATCGTTCGTGTTTTGTCGTGGGGTCGCGTGCTCATTTTTCGTTCTCCTGAGAATCCCCCAGCACATGCCTCAAGTGTTCCGGTGTCCATGCTATCGTTCCGCGCAGCATGTTGATATGGACGGCCACGGGGTCTTTTAGGATTCGTAGCACGTCACGGTAAGCGGCAGCTAATGTTTCGAGCGCTTCGTGGGTCATAATACCTCCAGTGGATTCGCCGCTGTCAGCAAATTCAAGGGCGGCATCAATAGGCATTTTCGGAAAGGCCGGAGAACAAGTCGCTGGTGGACAACCGCCATCTGCGGCATGTTGAAGTTTTGGGGTATCACTCATTTGATTTCTTCGTTGGTGTTTGTTTATCAGCGGATGCGTCCACATCGGCGTTCATCCGAGAAATTTGTGCAGGAGGAACATCCCGCCAATGACAGTTACCCATCCCGCCAGAATGACCAGCGACCACATCGTCACGCGACGGTCGTAGCTTCTGTCATCCGGTTCGGGAATTCTGTGGTAAGCTGCGGCCAGCAGCGCACGGGCGTGACCGCCGACGCCATGAGGGACTAGCGCCCCATCGTCGTTTAGCTCGATCAAAGCTTTGATTGATCTGCGCAGGTGGGCGTTATCGCCCCGGAATTGGTCATTTATTGGTTTTGTCATGGTCGTAGAATTAAGAGGCTAACAAGTCGTGGCTGGTCAACCGTTGCCAGCGATGGAGTTGGTTCTGTATTCATAGCGTTTTCACGCTGGCATCGGTGCCAGCACATTTTGCGTTCGGCCAAAGAGCATACTGCACATTCGACGGCAATCGCCCCGGTGCAGTCCTCGCAAAGTCTGAGAGGATTTTCACCCTCGCCGCTAGTTCGTTGAGCATGTCCATGGCGTCCGCGCCATCGCGGCACCACAGAGCATCCTCTGGTTCGCCGAGGTAGCATTCCCATCCTCCCGGCCCGACAAGTGATCGGAAGTCTGTCTCTCCATTGTCGCCGCTCCCGAAGACGAAAGAATGCCGAACAAGGGCACTGCACACAACGCCTATGGCGTCGGTGTCCTGCGTGTTTTCAATGTCTGTTTTTGCCATAGTCGTGTGTGAGTTTAATCGTTGCCGCGAAGAAGGGCGAAGAGTTGCTCAGTGGCAATTTGCGTGTGATGGCGTCCCTTTACGTCGCGGAGGTTTCGGATGGCGGCGCGGAGCTTTTCCACTTCCTTATTCTGGCATTCCAACGCATCGAAGATTTCCCCGATTCTATCCCTTTGGTCGGTGATGGTGACGCGGGCGCGGGATAGTGTTAGTCCGATAGGCTTTGAGCCTTTCAGCGCATCCTCAATCCATGCGTCCAAGCTGTCCATTAAGTCATCAAAAGGCCGAGAACAAGGCGCAACAGTCACCCGATCATCAGCTTTCTCTTTGGCATTCGGGCATATTGCGCACGGCACACAGGTTTCAGATAGCATGCACATTTCCGGGAATTTGCAGTTATTGGGCATTATTTTTCCTTTCACTTGGTGGACTTG